CTTGGTGGTGAGCAGATAGCTTTCCTCTGCCTTATGACGGGCAGGGGCCTTTTTATTTTTCGCCAGCTTTTCCTGCACCTTGTTGAACAGCTCTTCCGATACCAATGCCGGGATCGCATTGGGCTGTACCACATCCCGCAAACGCAATTCGCCGATGTACCGGCGATTACTCAGCATCCGCTGAATCGTATTGTAGGACATCTCCCCGCCCATTGAATTTTTGATGTTGTGTGCCTTTAACCAATCCCGCAGGTCAGTCATGGTCGCACCGTCTGCATACTTCTGGAACGTCTGCTCCACATACGGAGCCAACAACGGGTCGGGCTGGTAATGCCGGGTCTCATCGATCATGTAGCCGAACGGAATCGTGCCGCCATTATAAATACCCTTGAGAGCGTTTTCGGTCATGCCGCGCACGACCTTTTCAGACAGGTCAGCCGAGTAGTATTCGGCGTAGCCTTCCAGCACCGATTCCAGAATAATGCCCTCCGGGCCAGCCGAAATGACTTCCGTTGCCGATACCAATTTCACGCCGTTTCGCTTCAGCTGAGTCTTGTACCGGGCACTGTCGTAGCGGTTTCGGGCAAAGCGGTCGAGCTTCCAGACAATGATGACATCAAAGATGCCACGTTCACTGTCTTTGATCATCTGCTGGAACTGTGGGCGGTTGTCTGTTTTTGCAGAGATTGCCCGATCAATATAGTGTTTGACCACCGTGAAGCCGTTCTTCTCCGCATAGGCGGTGCATTCCCGGATCTGACCCTCGATGGATTCTTCGCGCTGGTTGTCCGAGGAATAACGGGCATAGATCACAGCGGTCATGGCAAGCACCTCCTATTTATACATCATTGAACGGTGGAGTGTTCTTTCAAGGCAATGTTTCGTATAATTTATATACCACATTTTGCAATGAAGTGCAATAGAATAATGAAATCAACGAACAGCATTTACTTCTTTTTGTAATAAGATACCCACCGACCTATGGTTTTCGCCATAAGCTGGTGAGCATCTGTTCTTCTTGGTCTATAATCACTGATGGCGCAGTAATGGACATCCCGTCCTTGTTGTATCTGGTTAATTGCAGTTTCGGAGTACAACAAAAAAATGAGACAGGCAACCTTTTTCGGGGAAGTCCATCTCATTTTTTTGTTTTGGCTGTTTTGCAACAGCCCTGTTTAAATCGCTCAAGCTAACCAAAAACAACGGCTGCTTTTCGGAGCAGAGAATTGATTCTGTTAATAGATGCTGTCTTCTGAAATTTCAATTCCAAGTACTCCGAGGATGTCTGCGTTTTTCTGCTGCAAACAGTTCCTGATGGCCTCCTTCAGTTTCTCATCCGTTACCCACAAAGGCATCATTTCACGTGGGATACATTGATGAAATGCATTTTCAAATTTGGTACACAGTTCAAACAATTCCTCATCCACAGCAGTTTGGGGCATAGAATCGCCCGAAAAAAGATCATCTAAAGTTTCAACAGTCACTCTGTCCGGCCTCCTTTCTGCCTTTTGTCAACGTTCTTCCCAGATGGCACGTTCACGCTGCTCACGGTCATAGGGTTCTGCATTCTTAATGATCGCGTCGAGCATCTGGTTAAATACTCTTACCGAATTGGGGAAAAGTTTGGTCAGCCGTTGCAGCTTGATGCTATCGCCCATACTCGCTTCAAAAAAGTGTGCAAATGCCTCATGCTCCATGGCCCATGCTCTTGCGCAGTATTCTTCGCTATGACCCCATCCACCACGAACATGGCCATTGGTAGCAAAATTTGCGAGATCCGAACAGCTGTGCCACGCTCCCTCGCAAAGATTGCGCACAGCTCTTTCCCTCTGTTCCGGGGTAGAGTTATTATAGCATTGAATTAACCTTTGTCCATCACTGACCAACGCATGGTGAAACGCAGCATTTTCCGACATCAAATTTTGATATTTCATGCATACATGATCAATCATGTGCCCCAGTTCGTGGTAGTATGTAGCACCCGCCCCTCGCACGTTCTTCTCATCCTCTGCTGCATTGTAATAAACGCCGTGCTCGGCAGGCGAGTAATGGCTTGGCTCCGGTCCGCTATAATCGCCGTTGAGGATACATAGCTTTTCTGCAAACAAATCAAAGACCTTCCTTGCAGCCGGAACAGCATTCCCATAGCGCTGATCAAGGATTGCATTATATTTGGGGGAGGAGAAAGGCTTGTCCTGTTTGATGCTCGGTCGTATGCTGACAGCTGTTTTTGTTCCTGCAGATGCTACTGAAGCAGCCGCTGCTACGCCCGCTGCTGCCGTTGTTCGTGTAGCACGTCCGATTTGCTCATACTTCTCGACTGTGTCAAGTGTTTTCTTGAGGGATTCTTCCAGTGAACGCAGCTCACCATAGCTGGTTCGGAGACTTGTGACGCTGTCGAGTACGATTGCATAAAGTCTTCTGGACTGCTGGTCATTCCAGCTATGATTGACGTTATTAAACTGCTGCAGGATTCTTTGAATAAAATACCCGATCGCTTCCCGCGCAGCAGTTGTCTGATTCAACGCATGACGAACCGCAGATGAGTTTACATTTGTCATCGCGAATCACCCTTTACATTGGCAACAACTCACTGCAGAAAGTTTCGACCTGCTCTGGTGCAGGGCTGACATACGGTTTGAACTGGAACGTATCAGTAGTACCATTTGTATAGTAAACCGTATTGTCATGCAGCGTGGAGACGTTCACGTTATCGATCAGATTGAATGCATCCGAATCACTCAGTGCAAACACGATTCTCTCCCGGAACTTGTTCAAAATGTTCATACCAAAGTGCATGGACTCCTTTACCGTCTGATAATCGCTGGAGCAGATGATAAAGTGGATGCCATAGGCTGCACCGTCTGCAATCAGTTTCTGCAATTTTTCGCTAGCATTTCCCATTGCTCCGGAGACAGGCTGTGCAGAAACATGGGAAGAGTCTGCGCCAATGCTGGAGAACGATGCCATCAGATCCGCAAACGGATCTCTTTCCTCTACATTTTGCGATTCTGCCGGAGCCACATCCGCAGTAAGAGACGGCACTTGAGCCAGCAGTGCGGCAAAGGGATCGTCATCCGCAGGCTTCGTGGAGAATCCCGTCGGCTCGACAGTGGAATCCGTCGGTTCTGCAGAGAATCCCGCCAGAAGATCAAGTGTCGGATCTTCCACCACAGCCGACAGGACATCCGCTGCTTTGGGTTCTGTCGGAAGCTCTATATACTCCGCCTCATCGACTCGGTCGCCCAGCAGCATCGTCTGCATCAGATCCAGGAACTGCAGATTTTTGATGACAAACAGCACCGTATCTCCACCTGTTTTCTTTTTGCGCTGCTGATACTTTTCGTAAAGATCATGGACAAACTGTACGATATCCGAACGGGTATGCGCAGTGTGCAGTTCTGCTGCACCATGCTCGAGGCTTTGATAAAAACTTCCGCAGCGGTCATCTCCCACGATGCTGTCGCCATCCACACAGTACACACACGCCCTGCGGTTCAGCGCAGCCGAGAGCAGGAACAGATTGACCGTCCGATCCATCAGTTCATCATTGGAACCACAGATCAGGACATTATGCTGTTTTTTGCGGTCAAACGTCAGTTCAAACGGGTCATCCACCTTAATTTTTTCGCCCATATGCACAGTGACCGTGCTGGTATCGGCAATACCGATCGACCGTGCAGCAAGATAGTCCAGCATCGGCACAGTGCGGGAGCCCTCGAACACCTGCATCGTGCAGGGAGAATCCGCAAACTTCTCACTGATCTGTTTCAGGTAATGCTTTTTGGTTTCATCATTGCAGAAAGCGACCCGCAGGCCAACGTTCGGATTGTTCTCTGTGTAGTCTTCGTTCAGCACAGCGGTTCCGCGGGGTCCTTCCATTTTTTTCATTGCATCCGAACAATGGGTATCGCCAAACAGATAACGAGTATCATCTTCGCCACATTTAAGGCCAACACGGATACGCATTTGCTCGATTGTACCACGATCCAGCGTCAGGGTCGAAATGATTTTGGTGGACTGAGTCGCCATCAGAAGATGCACGCCGTAGGAACGTCCTTCCGTAACGATCTTCTTCGCCAGATTTGCGCACCGCTCTGCCACCTTGCGGTTTGTTCCGCTGTCAAACAAGATCTGGAACTCATCCATGATGACCAGGATACGGGGCATGCTGTTTCCGGTATTGGTAACATAGTCTTCCAGCTTTGTATATCCACCGGATCTCTTGAATATATCCGAGCGATTCGCCATCTCCTGGACCAGATTTTCCAGGATGCTCTCGCCGAACTCCTGCAGTGCATCCAGCGCCAGCAGCTTGATGTGCGGCAGCCGCTCCGATTCGTAGATTTTGAACTCGGTACCGCCCTTGAAATCCATCAGATACAAATTGAGCTGTTCCGGTGAATAGTTCATCATACTGCTCATGATCAGCGTATGCAGCAGGGTCGATTTGCCACCACCCGTACCACCGCCTATCAGGCCATGATGCGAGGTGCCCTCGCCAAACACCATGCTCACGACCGAATCACCATCGCCGATGCCCATCGGCAGCTTCAACACCTTGGCCGTGCTGCCCTGGAACGGTTCCGGCGGGAGGATTTCTTCAAAATGGATGCTCTGAACGTTCAGTTTTTCGACTGCCTTGTGATATTCTACCGCAAATTTTTCCAGCTGTCCGGCATCGGGTTTTTCGATCAAACGGACCGAGAGGTGATACGGCAGCAGAGCGAATCCGTTTTCTTTACATTCGATCTGGACACAATTCTTTTCCAGTTCGGCCAGTTTTTCGTCTACGTGATCATAGCTGCTTGCCACCTCGACCGCAGTATTCCGGCACAGGATGACATAGATGCCGCACTTGTTTCCTTTCTGCATAACAGAGGACAGCAGTTCCAGACAGCGAGCGTCCGCGTTCAACGGGAAATCATACAGCATGAGCAATGTAATCGCTTCTGTACGTCTTGGATTGTGTGCATTATAGTCCAGCAGATCATCATAATCAGGGCGGTCACGAATAAAGTCAAGCGTCTGCCCTTCCAGCTCTTTCAAGCAGCTCAGCAATTCTTCTGTCCGGGACATCTGCGTGACAGCTTTTTTGTAGGAATCCGGCATTTTATTGACGAAGTTGGACAACATACGGACACTCCCGCCGCCCTCTTTCGGATCAAAGATACAGAAGCGCACTTTGGATGCCGGGCACTTCCGAAGGAAGCCCCAGATTACGCGATATGCTGCACTCTGCATATTATCGCGCTGCGCTTCAGGTCCGATTACCTCCAGATTGAGTGGATGATGGAGATTAAACATCATCGGCAGTTCCACACGGCTCATATCAATAGAGTGACCCGGTGTTTCCGCGCGGAAAGCCCGCACAATCTTTTTATAGCCGATGCTCTCATCAAAGATCTCGGCCGGATAAGCAATCTGACCCATGCAGAACAACTCCGGGAAAGTTGTACTTGCTGACTGTTGATCAAATGGCTCCTGAGATATCTGCTTCCATTCAGTAAGGTTCTGAATGGAACCATCCAGCTCTGCATCATCTTTCGCTTCGACCAGCTTGCGGATAAACGGCGAGAACGCAATGCCCCGGTTCTGCATTCCCTCAAAAATAAGCATATACTTACTGAAGAAGCGGTCGAAACCGGCTTTGTCCGGCATCGGATGATAGAGCAGCGGCAAGCCGCGCTCCGAAAAGCTCTGCTGATCCTGCTTGATGACCGCTGTCAAGGGCTGTATCGTCTGCAGCATCTGCCGGTAGCTTTCCTGACGTGTGTCTGGCTGCGGCGGTGGGCAAATGACCATTGCATAAATGCCGCACCGGCTGCCATTACGCAGAATATTGCGCACATCCGCAAGAACCGAATCGCTGATATTGCGAGGAAAATCATACATCACGAGGCAGCGGACTCGCAGGACCTCTTCCGGGTGTTCCCTTGAATAGTCAAAAATACTGTCGTACTCTGTTCCGAGTTTGTCCATCAGGGTCGTCTCGATTTCTTCGTTCAACAGAGCCAGTTGTGCAGCGATATCCTCTGCCGTAAAGCAGATTTTTTCACCGAACAGTTCTGGCAGCCGCTTGCGAGCATCAAAGAAAGGCCCGACACTGGTTCCACGGTTTTCCGGATCGATTACCGTGATTTCCAACTTTGCCACAGGGCTGCTGGCCAGAACACCAAACATCCATGCATGCGACAGTTGCTTTGCCTTTTCCGGGAAACGAGCGTCCGACATCACAAGGAGCGGTTCAGCTCCTTTACATGCCATCGGAAGCGGAAAGCGAATTACATCGTTAACCATTATATGGGCACAGCGCTTTTTCAGAAGGGACAAAAGTTTTTTATTCTCGACCAGAAGCAAAATGGGATAATCCGTAAAGCTCATCCAGAGGATTCCATCTGCAAAGTTTTTCCCGCTGTTCACTTTCACTCTGCGCGATTCATAGTCCATTCCCGTCTGCGCCAGAAAATCAACAAATTCCTGCGGGAACAGTTCATCAAGCTCTCTCTGCAGCTGCGTTTCATCGCTCTTGTTCTTGATGCTCTCCTGATTATCAAACTCCTGAATCGTAGACAGGAAATTGAGTGCCAGAGTCTTTTGGTCCTGCTCGAACGCTTCTTTTTTCATCGCCAGCTCATCCTGCGTAATTTCCGGCAGCAGTTCACTGACCTCATTCACAAATTTATGCACCGTATTTCTCAGCACAATAAGGCTTTCGTAGTCTTTCTTGCGTTGTGCCGAAAACAAAAAGTGCAGATCATTGATCAGAAAAGGAAGCATGGACTCACGATATTTTTTTGAAATCTGGCCATAGTCTCTGCGGATTGCCTCAATTCCCTCCATCAATGCAGTATAGTTTCTGTATGCCTGGCTTTCCACGCCCGCCAGTTCGGCTTCCTTACGTGTTTTGGTCTTGCTGTAGTACTTGTCAGAACTCATCAGCTGTTGATCCATTTGATCCACATCTTCAAGGATTTTCTGTGCATCCTCAAGCATTTTGGCCGACTGACGTGACAGCGTCTCACATTCCTGTTTGTAAGCCTTTTCCCGGTGCGTCTTTTCCGCATTGTTCTCTGCGACGATTCTCGTTCTTTTGGCCTGATATTCTCTTTCCTTCGTGACGAGCCGGGGATCCCATTTTTCAATAAAATCATTCAGTTCCGCGATCAAAGCAAATACTTCCGCCTGCGTCAAAGCATCCATCGTGTTCTCCTCTCTATAAAGACATCTTAGTGATCTTCGATTTCATACCGGCACTGTCCTGTGCACTTTTCCGAATGGAAACCCACCTTGAGCGAGGTGGTAACCTGCAAAGGATAGCTGAATATCTCTACCATTTCCCCGCCAATCTCTGGGTCGCTTGTGTTGCACACCAGCGTGTACTGCTTCAGGTCGTTCAGCAGACGAGGCCGGTAGCCCGGCTCCGTCATGTTCAGGATATCAAGGCACAATTTCACTCCGATGCAGGTGATAAAATTGATATCCACTGAGATGCCCGGCTCAAAGCGGACTCCCTCAATATTCTCCTGATTGGAATAAACATGATGGTTTGCCTGCACCCGTGCCGAAAGTTCCGTGCCCTCGCCCAAAGCACATGCGTAGCAGGGCATTCCCCTGTCCGGAATATGATAGAAAATTTCTCCGGCATAGGCACGCTCCCAGAATCCTACCGAGAGAAATGCCGCTCCGTAATAAATACTTATGCGGTTTGCGTAGACATCTGCTCCACGGTTATCTGCACAGCCCACAAAAACGGTTTTCCCTTTTACACAAAAATCATCCAGCATGGCCTTTGGAATGTTTTGAACGATTCCTTCAAATATCTGCACATCAATTTGAGAATTGATATTCAGCAGCTTACGCTTCAGTGCATTTATCTTAAGGTCTCCGACGTCCTCAATACCACACTGGTGCCGACAGATATTGTGATATTCCATTATATCCGGGTCAGCAAGCAGAAAATGGCCCACACCTGACCGCGCAAGTTCCATTGCTACAAGGCTTCCAACTGATCCACACCCCAGGATCACTGCCCGTTTGTGATCCATTTTATCCGTTTCCAAAATACCTTTGTTGCGGGAAAATATATTCTGGTGCAATTCATAGGGTTCCGCATTAATCGGTTTTCCATCGAAATAGAACTGAATTTTTTCCTGTCCTGCGACCCCGCAAAAACCTTTGGCGTTCGGTTCAGAGCCTTCCGGAAAGATCTGCCCCAAAAGCTCCCCACGCTCTGAGAGCTCCGGCGGAAAAATATTGAAGATGGCAGTGTCCTTGAAATATTTTCCTCTCACCGGCCCCGGGCGTGCTTCTCGCATCTGCGCTGCTGAAAGGAATACTGTCTTTTCTATTTCTTCCCCAAAAAAATTCTCCAGCATATCAATTACCCTTTCTCATGCCAAACATAACAAAACGTCTGGCAATTTCCTCCATTCGCCCGTTTTCTTTCGGTGACTTGCCATCTGACGTGTCATGTGCATCATTCCATGCTTTTTCCAAATCTCCGGAATGATAATAAAACACCTTTTCACGCCACGCTCCCTGCATTTTATTTTCCGTCAGATCTGTAAAACGCACAGATTCGTTCTCGTTATTGCTTTCCGGCAAAAGCCATAATGTATTCTCATTCCATCTAACCCGTACAGAAATATTTTTCCCCCGCAAAAATTCCAAATCAGCATATAAGAGATCAATCATCCGGGTCATCTGCTCCTCCGAGACATCTTGCTTCACGCCCATAGCCGGTGCGGTAATCTGCATATCAAGGTAAGACGATACTTCTTCCATAAAATTCTCGATGGATTTTTTGTCGGATGTTCCTCCTGCTTCAGAACGACCACATTTCCGCCGCATAAGAGCAAGTGAATCTTCTACCGAACGATACTCCAGAAGTTGCTGTGGAAACCGTTCATTTCCTATCTCATAGGAAATACGCCGATAGTTCCGGTATGCCTGTCCCACATGATAGACCGTCATACGGAAATCCGGATCCAGATTGACCAGAATTGAGATCGCTCCCTGCGGCCGCATGGAAGCATAGACGTGATTGGTTTGATCGTCCGTCCCCGAGAACTGATCAAAAGACCCCGGATGACGATGCCACAACCCGATCAGTTCCAACCGTTCCTGATAAATTGCAGCAACCTTGTTGATCAGGTGCTGGACATACGGCTGATCGTATTCAAAATATGCGACCTCAAAAACCGAATTCGGGCCGGGGTCGATGGACTCCACAACATACCATGTATCTCCGATCACTTTGCCAAGGAACAGACCGCCCGTTTCTGTCTGTATCTTTTCTGCTGTCTCTGCCATGACTGCCGCTATCGCCCGCTGCGAAAAGACCACTTCCATCTGCTCACACCTCGTTCTAAACAAAAACACTCATCACCCACCGACGTGAGTGATGAGTGTTTTTCAATACTCAATAATTGCCTTCAAGTGCAACATCATCGCTGATCTCGCCATTCATCCACATCTCACACAGCAGAATCCATTTGCAGGCCCAGCTGAGAGAGGACGCAGCCGAAGTCGAACGTGTCATACCAGTCTTGAAGTATTTCGGATCTGCAGTACAGATAAAATATTCTTCATTGCGTCCGAAATTATCCCGATAGATATGCGGCAAGCCAAGGCCGAAACCATGTCTTACACAATTTTCGTAACTGCCATATGTTTCCTCAAGAATTGGCATCATGCGGGTCGCGATATCCTTCAGCCGAGGCTGTACCGGAAGGATCTGGATCGAACCGCCATATTCCGATGCACCTGCATGAGGATGATCGTTTTTATAGATCAGCATCAGATCCCAAACCATACCGTCCGGACCAGCGGGCTGCACTTTGCCACGCCAGTACAGTCTGCCAGAACCATCGGGAAGCTGATGGATTGTAAATGACGGAAAGAACTTGTTCATGGCCTGGACTTCTGCCCGATAGAGGTCGGGATCACTCTGATACCAGTAAAATGCCATCGTTACTCCCTCCTGCCTTAAGCAAGCTTACCCTGCGGAACCGAAATTCCCGGACGGGTAGGGTCATCCGATTCGCCCGGCAACTGGACCTGGCCCGTGGGCGAAACCATAACGGTCTCACCGCTATGGATTGCTTCCTGCAATGCACGACGACGTGCAGCGACAACATCATTGTTATCCATACTGTATTAACCTCCTGCAGAAATAAGTCGTTTGATACGACAGTATTTTTTTCCTTGCCAGACGATCAGGCTGCAAAGCTGCGGATGATTTCTCCATTCTCTGCAATCTGAGTGGTGCAGCTACTGACATATGCCTCTGCTTTTTCCTCACCCTGTTCCTGAACCATACGGGCATAAGAGTTGTTATACAGCTCGCTGCCTTCATTCATCAAATCAGCCAAGCTCATGCCGCGGTTCTCATTCATCACACGGCTGTATTCCATACGATCCCGGATGCACTGTAGGGCAGAGCTGTCCTTTTCCAGACAATCTGCTGTCTGAGCCATATAATTGCGGTAGTAAAGAATCTTTTTGACCGTTTCAAACAACGCCATAATAGCATAGAGGAAGAAACAGACGATAAATTTGATCAGACCAATGCAGATAGAAACCACAATATTTCCAGTAGAGACAAAAAAGCCCGGAATCGCAGCAATAAATCGACGGAAGAAATTTCCTGCACTGCCACCAATTGCTGCGCACAGTACCATATAAAGGAGGGCCCCCATAATGCCGCCACTCAGTCCCCAGATGAATCCAATCACGCCGCCGATTGCGCATCCAGCCAGGCATTGCGTGTACTGTCCATGGATATAATTATGGTTTTTCTGCAGTTCTTCTACATTATCCTTCACGAGCTTTGTAGTGCAGTCATAGCACAGCATCTTTCCCGCGTATTCGCCGCCAGTCACACCAAAGGAATCGCAGCAATAGCGGCACAGATTTTTACCGCACCGTGCGCAGTGGCCTACTACCCTCTCCTCCGGGTGATAGTAGCATCCCGGGTCCATGCTGGATGTTGTGGGGGGTGTAAAAGTCGGAGCCTTCTTGCTCTTGCCGTCAACTCCCACCTTCGGTGCATCACCTGCAGGAGGGGTGAATGTCGGAATATCATTTTCCGACGACACTTTCTTGTTTTCCGCACTTGTGAAATCGTTCAGATCCATTTTTGATTCCTCCGTAATGATTTTATCTTATCCATTAAACTGGTGGCTCTGATAGCTCTGTACCAGTTCCTCCAGTTGTTTCAGCTTCTCCTGTTGCTTTTTCAGATCTTCCGTCGGCGATTTGACCAACCGGGCAATTTTTTGCATCACCTGATTGTAAGCCACCGCCTGATTATCGTTCCAATCTGCTGAAGGACGGAAATTCGTGCTAATCTTTTCACTGAGCGTGTCCAGATTACGCACTGTATCCGCAAGCGTTTTTTCCATATCCTGAATAGCAGAAACGGATGCATTCATTGCCATTTTATCCAGCCTCCTTTTTACAAATCGACATCAGGTTTCATATTTTTCAACCAAAGCCGCAAGCTCCTGCAGCCACTTTTGACAGCTTTCAAGTTGGGGGATTGGCTGCAGAATTGCAGCGCAGCTATCCTCGACGATTTGTCCAAGATTTTTGTACTGCTCATCCTTCCAGCCGGAACCGGCACTCATATAATCACGCTGGAGCTGCTGAGCTGTAAGCTGCAATTCATGTGTACATACGCCGCAGGCATTGATCCCGTTTTTCAAATCCTGAATCTTAACTTGTGCGCTTGCCAAAAGAAACACTTCCTTTCATTTATCTATCGAATTTACTTAGCGATACTGCATATAAAGTTCCACGCATTGGATGCAACTGTCTACAGACTGCATCGTGACCTGCCCCTGCTGTGCTGCCTGCGCCTGAAATACTTGCATCGACTGCTGATACTCTCCCAGTGCACTGGACAAAATGCTCATCTGCTGTTGCAGACGTTCCAGTTTACCCTGATACTGCTGTAGCCGTCTCTTCTGGGATGCAAGTTCCTGCTCTGCACGCGCTTTCTGGCTACGCTGCCACTCCTCTTGCTGCTGGAGCCGAGCTTTCTCCTGTTCCATTTCTCTTACAGCATTTTGAAGCTGTGAAATTTGTTCACGGCATCGCTGTAATTCCTCTTTCAGTTGCCGAATACGCTGTGCAATCTGGCTCTGTCCATTTTCATCACTTGTTGAGACGTTTCCAATCTTCCGCAGTTCCTCTTGAATTTTGGCTGCACGCTGTTCCAGCGTTCCAATCGTCTCATGCGCTTCCTGCCCTTGTAGCTCCAGTTCCTGAATCATCCTCTCGCTCTGCTGAATCGACTGTTTCAATTCCTGAATCTTATTCTCCAGAGTTTTAACCTTCTGCATCAGTTCTTCGACTGTCTGCCTGGTCTTATTCACAGACTTCGACGCATCGCTTTGACAGGACTGATTATGATTTGTAACGGTATAGGACATCGGAGCAGTCTGATTTTTGAAATCCTGCAGTGCCTGCTTTACTTTTTTAAGACCTTCTACTGAAACTTGTGTCATACCGTTTCCTCTGAACTATTTCTCAGTATTGTTCTTGGGATATCTCAAAGAACCGTTCCGCCGCCTGTGCTGCACGGTTGCCACTATCCAGCACACGCTTTGACTTTGTGGAGAGCCCTTGAATCGACCGAAACAACATTTGGTAGTTCTGATCTCCCCATGAAATAGATGCTGCTCTGACCCCTTGAACCATATTCTGCACTGCACCGGAAAAGTTTCTCAGATCCTGACGGATCACTTGCGCCTGATTTGATTCCATCAACATTTTCCCCCCTTCATCCCATGTATACGCCCTACTTCATAATCACCTTCAGCAGTTTTCCTTAGAACTCCTGTCAGGAACTTTTCTATAACGCCGACAGAATGGTTCTGTACAATTCAACCTTTTTTCCTATTCTGCCACATTAATTCTGTACTGTCAAGCTATTTTCGACCAAATCAAGGCTTTCTATCTGGAACATTCAAAATCAATTCCCTGTATGCTTTCTGATGAGGTGAAAAATGTGGACTATGCAAGCTTCCTTCGGCAACGAATCACAGAACTTCGCATGAAACGCAATGTTTCAGAGTATCAGATGAGCCTAGAGCTAGGACAAAACAAAAATTATATTCAAGGAATAAGCTCCGGAAAAGCACTTCCATCTATGACGCAATTCTTTAATATATGCGATTACTTTTGCATTACTCCAGAGCAATTCTTTAGCGGCAGCTGTCGACCAGAGCTAATCGATGCCATCTCAGAGGGAATACAAGAACTTTCCGAAGCAGATTTGGAACTTTTACTTCTCTTCATTCGCAGATTGCAAAAAAATATATAGATACAATATCAGTCTTTTCAGCTGCTCAAGATTCTCGCACCGCATCAATAAGTCCTACTTCTACCGCTTTACCGCAATAAATTTTGCAAAACCATATTGACGCACTGGTTCTTCCATGATACCCTTTATTCCAAATCCCGACTGAAAAAGTGGTGGTTCTCACCGTGATAACCACCACTTTCAGCAGATGATTGCCCAGAAAGAACGCACCGCCCCGCAACACACCCGATCAATTTTGCCGCCGATTCACCCGACAAAATCCATCGCTGCGCTGCGTGGGCGGTATTTTTCTTTTCCGGGAAGCTGAACCTTGAATCCTTCATAAGCCGTCTGAACGTGATATCGTGCCATGACCTCACACTTTCTGTGGGCGAGCCGGACAACGCCGCTGCAAAACAGGGGCAGGAACTTCCTTCGGAGCAAACGGTGACCCCCTTGCATGAGCAACACCACCTCTACTTATTTTTTGCGTCTTAACAATTCGGAAACATTTATCGAAAGTTGATTTTGAGCGAAGCGGTAGAGGGCAAGAACCGTCCCGTGGCCACAAATTTTCAATTCTTGAAAATGTTGTGCTCCACCGGGACTTCATTTCTTCAATGCGTCTGCATTTCCGAAGTGATCTTGTTGGGGCGTGCCTGCCCCAAACCCTGCTCAGATTTCGCACCGTTGGTGCGAAAGAACGGCGTGTCGTGCTTACATAGCTTCACCGAGAAGCTATCCGAAACGACAGGAGGTTCAATGAACAAAACGAATGTCAAAGCGAATCCCAGCACGACCCACCGCCACGACACGCCGAACAACAAAACGCACATCATCAAGTTCCGAGTAACGGAAACTGAAAAATTGGAACTCGAAAATACCGCAAACCCCCTTCATCTCTCCCTCTCCACCTTCATCCGCCGTGCCATCCACAACGTCAAAATCGAGAAAACGGTCATCGTTACCAGTGGTGGCGAAAAAACTCTGACCGCTGTTTCCACTTTGCTTGCTCAGTGCAGCAAGGTGGGCACCAACCTCAACCAGCTTGCAAGGCACTTCAACTCCGGCGGCGCAGACACCGAGCTGATCCGGGCGAAAATCCTTGACGGACTTGCAGACCTGACCGCATTTCGGCTGCACGCCGAGAAAGTTCTGGGTGAACTGTATGGCAACGCTCAAGCATATCGCCTCTAAAAACTCGGACTACACCGCCATCGAAGCGTACCTCGTTTACCAGCACGACGCGTTCACCGGAAAGCAACTTCTGGATGAGCACGGCAAGCCGAAGTTGCGGGATTCGTACCTGCTTGACATCCTTGAGTGCGGCGAGTTTTCGTTCGCAACGGCCTGTCTGCTGGCAAATCGCAGGTATGGCAAGAACACCCAGCATGGTGATATTAAAAGCCACCAGTATATCATCAGCTTTGACCCAAGAGATGCAGCCGACAACGGCTTGACCATGGAAAAGGCACAGGCACTTGGCCTGAAATTCTGCGAAGAAAACTTTCCCGGTCACCCTGCCATCGTCTGCACTCACCCGGATGGGCACAACCATTCGGGAAACATCCACGTCCACATCGTGATCGGCAGCATCCGAACACGAGAAGTGGAGCGCAAACCCTATATGCAGAAGCCCCGCGACTGGCGCGAGGGCATGAAGCATTCCAGCACCGCCCAGACCATGCGGCACTTGCGTGTTGAGGTCATGGAGCTGTGTGAGGGTGCCGGACTGTACCAGATTGACCTGCTCAACGGCTCGAAAGAGCGCGTCAGCGAAGCCGAGTATTGGGCGCGCAGGCGCGGCCAGTTGAAACTTGACCGTGAAAACGCAGCTCTTACCGCAGCCGGACAGCCGTCCCAGCAGAAGAAGTTTGAAACCGTGAAGGACACTTTGCGGAAACAGATTTCTTCGGTGCTGTACCGTGCTACCAGCTTTGAAGATTTTTCGGCGAAGCTCTTGCAGCAGTACGGCATTGCCGTCAAGGAAAGTCGTGGACAACTCAGCTATCTGCCCTCTGGCAGAACAAGGTTCATCCGGGCGAAACATCTCGGGGACAAGTTCGATAAGGCGGCAGTGCTTGTCACGTTGCAAGCAAACGCCGAACGCAAACCCAAGGCGCAGTTCAAGCAGGATACCATCGGGAAACTGGTGGATATTCAGGCGAAGCTGAAACAGGGTAAGGGCATCGGCTACGAGCGTTGGGCGAAAAAACACAACCTCAAAGCCATGGCACAAACCTTGATTCTCCTAGAAAAAAAGGGCTTGACTGACGAGGACGCACTCGACCAGAGAATCGCAGAGCTTGACACCAAGTTCCATGAATCACTGACCGTAGTGAAAGACCTCGAAGGTCGCATGAAAGCCAACAAAGAGCTGCGCTATCACGTCGCAGCCTACACCAGCACCAAGAGCGTTGCACAGCAGTTAAAAGCTGCAAAACGACCCGCAGCCTTTGAAGAACAGCACCGTGCAGAGCTGACAGCGCACCGGGCGGCAGCAGCCTATTTCAAGGCAAATGATATCACCAAGCTGCCCAGCCCGAAGAAACTGGAAGCCGAGTATGCGCAGCTGGTATCCGAAAAGGCAAAGTTCTATGAGCAGTACAAGGAAGCTAAAGAGGAACTGTTCAAGCTGAAAACTGCAAAGCAGAATGTTGCGTCCTACTTCCGGGAGGAAGAACCGGCGCAGCAGGAGAGATAAAGGAGTGTGCGTATGATCAATCTGAAAATCGACCCGGAGTTCCAGAATCAGATTCCGCCGCTGACGGACGATGAGTACAAGCAGCTTGAAGAAAATATCCTCAAGGAAGGCAAGCTGCTTTCTCCTTTGATCGTTTGGAATAACATCCTTGTTGACGGCCACAATCGTTATGCCATTCTCCAGAAGCATCCTGAGATTTATTTTTCCACCATGCCGCTCCCGTTTGAAAGCAGAGAAGAAGTTCTCGCTTGGATCTGTAAGAATCAGCTGGGGCGGCGCAATCTCACGCCGGAGCAGAAGTACTACCTGATGGGCAAACAGTACGAAGCCGAAAAAGCCGCACACGGCGGTGATCGCAAGAGCAGCGATGCAAAATCAAGTTCGCTAAATGCGAACTTGATCGACAGCACCAAAACCTGCGACCGAATCGCAGAAGAAAACGGTGTGAGCAAGGACACCGTTATCCGCGCCTCGAAGTATATGAAAGGCGTGGAGATCGCAGAAGAACTGATGCCGGGGCTAAAGCAGAGCATCCTGTCCGGACAGACGAAAGTGTCCAAAGCGGATATGCACCGCCTTGCCAGGGCGGCCTACAATGACCGTGCACAAACTTTGCAGGATATTCTGCACCCGGAGCTGAAGGTGGAACCGACGCCTGACGCTGATGGTGTGATCCGCATTCCGGGTAAAGCGCCTGTCATGCCATTCCGAAAGTTTGAATCGGTTTACGACAGCGATGCTTACCCGGAGGATGTACGGTACGAGTATGTGGCGTTGGAAGAACTCACTACTCGTTTCCGCATTTCGTTCAACTACCAGTTGGAGAAGATGCCCGATAATGCGCAGCGTGATGTGATTCTGGAGATCATTCACAAGCATAAGGACTATCTTACTTCTCTGGAAGCCGCACTCGCAGATGTTAAAGACCAGACAGCATAACATCAGGCACATGGTATGCTGTTCACCGATGTCCAAAGGAGCGTGCGTTTGAACAAAAAGAAAAAGTCCACAAATACTTTCCCTTATCCCGATGAAGTCATTGACCGTCTGGCGCGGGCATTCTACCCGGCCATCCTTGCCTGCTGGAACAGCGAGGAAGGCCAGAGGGAGTTTGCCGCGTGGCAGGCGGAACAAGCTCATCACACTACCAGCAAGAGAAACAGAGCGTTCCCGACTGCTGGGTATCCGTAAAACAGTTTTCGAAAAATGACACGGCAACTGCCTGTCAGGATTGGTTACGGAGTACCCGG